CAGACCTAAGCATTCTATATCCCTGAGAGTCAGACATTCTAACACTATTAAAAGTCTCTAAATATTGGTTTGAATTAAACGCCGTAGCTTCACCGGCCCCAAAATAAGCGCGAGTACCTTTTAAATTTCCCTTTACAGTTAGTGAGCCTCCAACTTTTAGATTACGATCAACAACCTGATCACCATCATAGGTCATATAAGTTTTCCAAAGTTTTCCATAAGATTTACGAAATAAAGTAAGGCGACCAGTTGGGTCTTTAGCAAAGGCTACCTGCCCTTCACTTATACTATCTTTTGATGGTATACCTTTAAATTCTATTATGTCCTGCTTCGTATTTAACAACTTTCTTATTTGTCTATCTTCAGCCATTATGAGTATGCCTTACTTTGCAGTATCCTGTATTCTATAGTTATATCATTTATCTCAAAAATTCCTGTAGTCCCCGGTGCAAACTTTATTTGAATACTTTGACATGATATTATAGATGATGGGGTCAGAGCTACAACATCCCACGCATCTGAAGTATCAGCTAAATTCCCTGTAAAAGTACCACCACCAGCACCTGAAAAATTTTCTATACCATCAATAGCATATGTAAATGGTGTTGTTTCAGCACCATCAGATTTATACGTTACTATTACTTTGTATACCTTTTTTGTTAACCCCGGTTGCCCAAAATCTATATCCCTAGTTATAAGTTGTTGACTAGCGCTTGTAGCTGGGATTGGCAGATATTTAAAAAATTCAACATTACCAGTATCACCAGTTACATTTATACCAAGAGTTAAATTATTGTTCCAGTCAGTAACAAAATTAGTCATAGTCTCACTATCTGTAAATATTGTATCATTAAATACCCAGCCACCAGTATCAAAATCATATATATAAGCCTGATTACTATTTGCAGAACCATCACGTGGATCACGCATTATTATCAATGAGTTACTCATTGCATCATACCCCATCATTGGTGCCTTAGCATTGGCACTGCCCCTACCCTGAAGATACCAAGCACTGGCCCCCCTGTTTGAAGAAGCACTAATACCAAGCTTTTTTTCTACCAGATTCCTGACCCTGCTACCATCATACAAGAAACATCCGACCTCATTAACCCAAGCACAGCCATATTCTGTTCTGGTGACACTAAATGGAAATGTAACACCATAATATTTTATAGTGTCTTCCAGATACCAGTTGGCGGGATTGGGGTTAGCTATATTAATTATATGTACAAGATTATGTTTGAAAGCCAGTAACCTGTCAGCATAAGTTTCCAATGCTGTGTATTCACCATAGTCACCTTTAGAAACGTCTATAAAATTATGTGGTAGGAATGTATCAAACTTACCAACCTCACTGTACATTAGCCGATCACCAAACTTTTCTAGCTCCCCAGTAAAACCAAAGGTCTTTACATTTGCTATGAACGCCCTGCGACCAGCTATAACCGAAGCTTTATATAGTTCATTCATACCTCCGATAGACATAAACTTAACATCTGGTGGATAACCATTCAGTGTGTTATACGTATCCAGATTTGGTTTCATTGAATTACCACTATTGGGAGCTACAACATGATAACCTTCACCAGCCTCATGCGTCCAAGCAGTATACTCACCATCTACTGTCGTCTTTACTCCTTTTATAATATCTATATCAACCAATAACGTCAGATCATCATCAGAACCACTTAGTCGTGTATAAATCCTACCCCCTGAAATCCTTCCGCTATAAGCAAGATCAGCATAAACAGAAATTTGTAAGGCTAAATTCCCAGCTGAGGCGTGTGTGAAAGCCGCAATAGTAGATTCGCCATCACCCATTTGAACTGGTACAGATTCTTGATTGCCATCATATATAAAGGTTTGGTGAAATTCATACGTACCAGCTTCCCATTCTCCTGCCGCAGAACCATCATCTATACCTATATTAAACCCCATCCCTCGATTCGCTATGGGCGTATTCATGGTCTGCATAATCAACAGGAGCAGAACCGCCTAAATTACCACCATATGAACGACTATATGTCATAGTAGAACCAGCCGATCCAGAAGTTTTTATACAAAATAAATATTCAGTTGGCGCAGTGCCTAAGGCAGTACCAATAGATATTACTTCACCAACACTACTCTGGTCTAATACATCTGTATTGCTTGTGTTTTCAAATGTAAACGCAGTGGTGGTGGTGCTGGGATTACCATCAACCCTTAAATTACTTACACCATCTTTTTTTAAAAAAGTCACACCCCTATTGTTTTTATAGTAACTAGTTGCCGTACCACCAGCATGTGCAGTAGAACCATAAGCATAACTAAAATTACCAGAACTTTTTGGCGGGTTTAATGCATTGGGGTGTTCCTGCCATTCTGAGAATATTAGACCATTTGCATGGCTAAATTGGTGTCTCTGTATATAGCCATACCACTTTATCAGGCTGGAATTGTTTTCATTTACATTACATACGCGCAAGGCTTCATCGGCAAAATGATATATATACTGAGCATCGTTTCCGTCAATGGTGGGCGATATTGCAGATGCAGTCCATCCATTAGCACTGGCCGGACTAACACCAACGTAATCTGTGGTAGCATTGTTTGACCATATATCAACACCAGTACTACTTTCATCTACTACGCTTCGACCTTTTAATACATAATATACATCAGTACCATCGTTTGTAATAGCGGTTACGGTAAACACACCATTATTACTAGCCGTACCTGATATTTTAATATTGTCACCAACCTTAATAAGATTTTGCCCACCACCACCATCGGTAAAGATTGTACTATTATTATCATCCATACCACCAATTAATGTCATATAATGTGCTGAAGGTGTAGCCATAACTAATCCACAGACTTCCTTGATTCAGTTGGGGGATCGTCTGGTATGCTACGTACAGCAGTAAAATTTATAGCACCATCATTTGAAGCGTGTATAGTAAGCGCAGTACCGCTCTTTGTTTCCGTAATAGTATTTTCAGAGTCCCTACTATGGTCTGATTCAAAATAAAATAAACCATAACCACCAGCACCAGTAAGTCCGGCAGTTCTTTCAACTATATATTCTGTAAGGTCTGTACTGCCATCCTGATTCTCTATATGGGTATATAGTTTACCAGCTGTCTTTATCTTGCCTAATGCATCTATAGACATATTCTGAATAAAAGCACATTCATTTTCCTGTAAATCGCGGGAATCTCGCTTAGAGTTCATACCGCCTGAGAAATCCCTGATTATATAACGCTGTTTCGGCATTATGCTGACCTCACTAAAAAGTCTTCCACTGTTCCCCTGCCAGCCATACTATTGTAATACTTCTTCCAGTACTCAGCCTGCCCTTCAGAACTTGACGGCAATGGTTTAGGTATACGTCTATAGTGTAAGCGACACATAGCTATCTGAGCGGCTACATTTGTCTCCAGTATAAAGTCCCAGTCCTCTTCTTTTGGGTCTACGAAATAAGACAACTTTACTTTAGTGGCATCGGCAACCTTGCGCATCATGTCTTTACGGTAATGTAAGTAATTCTTGCATATATCTACCGCAACCCATGATTCGCATTGAAAAAGTCCTCTCGCTGGCCCTTTTATCTGGCGCAGATACTTATACCCGCTTTCCACCTTTCCAGTCTTGTAGACAAGATCAACGGCTTCAGGTGAATGCAAGTCCATTTTCTTTAAGACGCGCTCAATAAGGTCTTTAACCTGTGCTTGGTTTAGCATATTGATCCATTTATATATGCTTTTTCAGTTGGCCCAGCCAAGCATCATCCAGCTTTGTCTTAGTTGATTTAACATACTTATCAGCCAGACTTAGAAACATCTCTTCCTTTCGTGAATAGATAGCCAAATAAACTTGAGAATATAACAGACAGCATACCACCTATGGCTTTAATACCTGACATACCGCCCTCTAATACTCTTACTCGACCATTCTGTTCTTTAATTAATACTTTTACTTCATCCAGTGACTCTTTTATATGATGAATATCAGAACTCTGCTTGGCGCTCATCAATGTCAACTCTTCCAGCCGTGACCGTATACCAGTCCGGTAACTTTCAACTTCTTTATGATTCATCGTTTTCTGCCGCCTTGCCCACGGTAACTTTTGTTCTTTTTTTTTGTCCCGCGGCCAGACCCTGTGCTAGTTTTCTTCATTCTTTTCACTTACTATTTATACGACCTTTTAGATAAGCCAAGTCATCCGACTGATCGTTCATTTCTTTTACCAAATCTTCGTGCCTTCTGTCTCTTACCTCGTCACTTCGATTCCATCTATTAATCAAGCCGACCACCTTATCATCAGTCTCTTTCAGCTTTGACATTAATGTTCTTTGTAAGAACATAATTTGTCCAACGAATAGAAGAACTATCACTCCTATCGCTCCGTACTCTGCATACGCTTCTAGCATTATTCATACTCCACACTTACGTATGCCATTGGAGTAGTTCTATCTAAATATTCCCCCGGAAGAAAAGCAGTATTAATACCAGAATAATGTCCCAGTATCTTTTTTCCGCTTTCAAGGTATATTTCAGTAGTGCCCGACCAAGATACACTATCGTCTGTAATAAGATAAGCATGAAAATAAGCATCATACTCTCCTTCTTCTAACTGATATACATAGTAAGTAAACTCAGGATACCATGTATTTGCATAATCATAATTTGGCATTGCGTCACACCAGAAGTATACTGGTACTTTATTCTGAGAATCAATTATACGATTCTCATAGGTGACGTATTTATCACTGCATCGAAGAGTTAACGCTAATGTTAACAATGCTAATACAATCAATTTTATACCTACTATAAACTGTTTCATTACTAAGAGTCCTTCATCACCTCATCGAACAATTTTAAAGCAATCATACTCTTAACGCCCTCTGACCAATGATATGTCAGAGGATGATTATCAAAAACATCATGAAACCTGCCTTTCAAATCAACACCATCTTTTATAATAGTGGTATTGGATACCAGCTCACCAATCTTATACTTCATATTACCATCCATATCGCCAATCCAATCTCAACTACTAAATCTGATATTGTATTATTCAACCACTTCCGTTTTGTACCATAAGGTTTCCAATTCTCAACAACCCACTCCAGTACTTCCCAAGCAACGCCTATAATAGCTACCCATAGTACCGCCCATAAATCTGAGGCTCCACACCATAGCGCCACCTTACAAATAAATGCCCCAGCCGCCATGTGCGTGGCAGTCCAGTGGTCAAGCCATGCGTTCTTGGTTAAATAATTTACTATTCCATGATGAAAATTTAATTGCATTACTTCTCCAGTGTTTTCGCTCCAGTAAAATCATTCACCTTTATTTTATTTAATAGTACCGCCTTAGTATCGCCGGTACTATAACCTACATTGCGCATATCATAGAATGATTTTATCTCAGACTTTGAATTGTCTGCGGTCGGATATTCAGACTGCGATGTGGCAACACCATTTATAAGATGGTGCCCGCCGATAATCAGACGACCGTGCGGGTCGGCATGTTTCTTGGCGCACTCCGCATTATAAAATTCCTCAGCGGTTTTAAAACTGTTTGTTTTCTTTTCCACACTATCATCTACTTCAACAAAATAATTATAAGACGAAGGGTAAGTCAGGGTTTCCGTACTATCGTCGCTATACTTCTTTATACGGGTCATACCCGGAGTAGTATTACGGTAAATACGCACACGATGACCCTGACTGCACCTTCTTACAATCATGCTACTGCTTCTACCTCTTCGGGTTTTTCTTCAGCTTCTTCAGCATTCAGGGATTCTCGAAGTTTGACAATGAACGCCTCTTTACCAACTTCTAACTGCTCACGCATGAAAGCGTTGGTATTGATTTTGTTCTGCATATCATTAATATGATTTATCATCTGCTTCTCTTCATCTGTCATGTCTTCGATAACGTACTCTTTACCGTCAAGATTCAAGACAGGCTTTTGTTCTTTTTGTTTTTTAGCC